CGGCGAGCGTTATCATCTGGTCGCCCGTGATCGGATGCAGCGTGTTGTCCACCGACTGCCACGTGGTGGAAAACAGCGTCGGGTCTTTCAACGCCACCAGTCGCTGTTGCGACACGAGACCCTTGGAGCGGTCGTCGGTCTCGACCGGAATGAGATTGACCATGATGCCGCCGGTTTCGTTGAGCCACCGTTCCTCCTTCGCCGCGCCGATTAGTTGATCGGTGGTGTAGGTATCCGGCGTCGGCTGCGCGAACGTCGTGCCGTTGAACAACCACGACGGTCGCGACAGCGGCGGCTCCTTCACGTAGGGCCAGATTTCCGCTTCGGTGCCGATGCGCGCTGGCTGGTGCACGTCGCCCGCCGCCAGCCACTCAACAAACTCTGGATCGGCGGCAGGCACGTACGTGTTGGTCCTGCTCTGGTAGGCGCGCGTTTCATCACCGCCGACGAACCAGTACCAATTTGCGCTGTCGAAAAACATTTCGCCCTCCGTTAGTAGTACAAGCCCTGCGAGGAAACCTCACCCGGCAGCGTGCCGGGATAGTACAGGTCGCCGTGCCCGCCGACCTCCAGAATGGATGTCGTGTTGACGGAGTACCGGACGCCGGTCCCGAACGCACCTCCGGTGATGCTGCCGTACCAGAGCGCCATGTAGCTGTTGCGGCTGCATTGCGCCCAACCGCGACCGAAGGTGCACGTGTTGGTCAGGATCAGGATCGGCGGCGCGGAGGATGACATCGTGATGGATGCCTGCCCGCTCGCAATCGCGTGCAGACCGGCACCGAGTGCAAAGCCTGCGCTGCCTGCCGTGCAGCGGATGAAGCCAGAGCCGAGTTGAATGTTGCCACCGGACGCCGCGCACATATGCGCGCCAAGGCACTGTCCGAATTCGATGTTGTTGAGGTGCACGGTCGTGTCCACTTGCACGAACACGCCGCACATTGCGCTGCCGACCGCAGGCGTGCCCGCACTCACCAAGCGGAAACCTTCAAAGTGGTGCGCCGACCCGGCTTCGCTGCCGACGATGCAGCTATAGGCACCGCCGTCGATGATAACGTTTTGCGGATTGCTGGGATCGCCGGTCCAATAAATCCTGCCGGTGCCAGCGGCGCGGTACAAACCGACCGGCGCATAGGTTCCGTTGGCGACGTGGATCGTGATGTTGTAATTGTTGAGATTGTATTTGCCGCACTCCAGCGACGCGCGTTGCAAGGTCTTGAATGGACCGGCGGTGCCGACGCCGGAATACGAGGCGGCGGTTCCATCGTACACGGTGTCGCTTCCGCTCACCGAGTTGACGTAGAAATCCGTTGACCGCGTGAGGTAAACCGGAATGCCTGCGATGACATTCGACCACGCCAGTTCAAATTCCACGCCGTTGTAAACAAAACAGTGCATCCCGCCGGGGATCAACTCGCCGCCGACCAAGGTGCTGCCGTCGCGGTGCACGATGTTTTTCGCGCCGCGCGTGTTGATGTCCAGCATCGCTGGTCCGGTGTTGGCGTACAGAATTCTCGCCAGCACCGTCAGACCTTCCCAATACTGATTGATCGCTGGCGAAATGTTGAGCCGCACGACGTTCGCCACGCCGCTGTCGCGAGCGTAGATCAACAGACCGGATTGGATGCACCGCGCCAACTGCAACAGGTCGCCGGGGCTTGGCGCGGCGAACGCCGACCCGTCGCCGTTCTTGGTGTTCTTTATCAGGTTGACGATTTCGCGCTGCGGATGCTCGATGCTCGCCGCAGGCGGAATTGATCCCATCGTTCCGGTCGATGGATTGCCGTTGATGTACGCCGCCTCTGGATCGCTGACGCCGTACGGCTGATTATATTTCACTTGGCTCTCCTGTTGCTCACGGTGTGCCTGCCATTTCGCCGCCGTCCTGCAATCCGCTGTAGTCGAAAATGATTTCGGTGTGAGCGGGCTTCCAGCGGTTCAACAAACATTCCAGATCGTCGGCGATGCCGATCATAAGGTGCGGGTCCACGCCACACTGTCCCGCCGAACAACGGAACCAAACCAGCTTGGCGTTGCCGACGTGCACGGACCAATAGTATCGGTTCTCCAATGGACCGAGACCGTAGTTGGGCCATTCGGAAAGCTCGCCGTGTTTGATCGGCTCGTTTCCGTTTTCGTCCATGATGATTTGGTTCCACTCGTTCCGCATCGGGTCCGGTGGAAGGTTGCCGTACACGCGACAATCGCCGCAGCCGTCCATCGCGATAAAGAACGGTCGGAATTCGCTGATAGTGATCTGGTATCCAATCGACGCCGCCACCTCGATGAAAAATTCTCTGCTCTGCGCACCTTCAATCGTCATGCGCTGCACGAGCGCAAATTGCCGTTCGCTAATCGACAGCGGCGCGGTGTAGCATTTATCCGGCAAGCCCCAATTGCGTTCCCAATCCAGCAACAATTCAACGGTGATGCGCGGATCGCTTTCGCTCTCCAGCAACCACGATGCGCGGTTCTCAAAGCCGCCCCAGATTTTGCACAAGCCGCGCAAGGTCTGCATCAACACCGAACCGAACGCGCGGGGCCACGCCTGCCCGGTCGGCAATAGATGCGCCATCGCCTCGGCGTAATCGTCGCCGGTTCGCGTCACATGCCGGTCGTGCTCCAGATCGGTCATGGCTGGTACAGCACCGTGCCGAGTGTGGGCATGTACGCTGGCGCAAGCGGCACCGTCGTCGTGAATGTCAACTCGTGATATTCCTCGCCGACCGCGTTGCTCACCGCCTCGTCAACCCACGAGCGGTACATGGTCTGACCGGGACCGCTACGCTTGCGCTCCATCGCGCGCAACGATGCCTCGATGTTTGCTCTCACCGTCATGTCGTCCTTCGCCAATCCCTTGATGGTGATGCCGTAGAATTGGATCGTCGGTGGGTACACAAAACAATCCTTCACCGTCACCGGACGCTTGCTGTCGATGTAGTCGGAGACCAGATTGATGTCGGTCTGGTTCGGCTGACCGTACGGCGGATGCAGATCGTCCATGAGGAAACGAACCGTCATGGTGCCGGGACCAATCTCACACGCCGCCCACGCGCGCGTCACACCGGGCACGGCAAGCGCCCACTGGATGTAGTCGGATTGCGATCCACCCATCGGCGGATTTTGAATTCGCAGCAGGATGCGCTCGCGGAGTTGGTCGTCGGTTTCCTCGTCAATGCCGCCGGTCATGTCGCCGTAGCATTCCGCGCTTTCGATGCCGGTGATCGCACCAGCAAGACCAAACGACGTTCCGTCCTCCATGTTGCCGACCGATCCGTTGGCGAGAGCGTACGCAGGCGCGTCGCCGAGACCATTGGAGCCGATGCGACCTTGCACGGTTGTTTGATACTGCACGCCGTTCGCTCCGGTGAGCAGCGTGCCGGTCGGAATGATCGTGTCGATGTTGCCGGTGAAACGTACCCAGCCCTTGGCGTACGTCGCCGCCTTGCGTCCCTTCGATCCATCGGCGTTGGTCAACCAAATCACGCCGTGACGGTCGAGCCATTCGCGTTCGGCGGTGTCTGGCAATAGTTGCTTCGCCAGCCAGTCGAGGTAGAGCATGGCGAGGTGCGTCAGTCCCGCCATCGCATCCGACATGATGCGCAGAACGGAATTCGGCACCATCGCCTTCGCGCCGAGTTGCGACAGCACATAGTCGCGCGTGAAGCGCCGCATGTCCTTGAGCGTCGGAGTTGACCACGGCATCGTTCAACCTTCCTGTCCTTCGCGTCGTCCGATTTCGTCCCACAGTTCCGAGTACCGCAATTCAATTTTAGGATCGGGTCCACGGAAGATTGTCACCGCAACGTCGATGCGGTCGCGCCCAACCTGTTCCGCCAGCACCGCGATGCGCGATGCAATCAGGTGCGTGGTGAACGGCATCATGGCGTCGCGCGTCCAGCCTTCCGCCTTGGCAATTGTTGATCCGCCCTTCGCCAGCGGACCCGTGATCTTTGCTCGTGACAGCAACCAGAGCAGGCATCCTACGGGCCAGCCGTGCCACAGTTCCTCCGCATCCATGTCGCCCCACCAACCGCGACGGTCGGTGGATTTCGGATCGGGCAATTCCTCGCTCTCCGGTGCACGTGCGTCGGTGCCGAGAGCAACGATCACCGCCGACTGTAGGTCGTAGCCATCCTCGATCAAATTTTGATCGGTCATGAGCCAGTCAAGCTCGACCGCGTACGCTGGAAAATCCAGTTGCTGGAGGAAGCGAACGTCGCCGTGCGGTGCTGCCATCACGTCACCTTCGCGAATGTTTGTTTGCTTGGCACGTCGGTGACGGTCTCGACCAGCACGCCGTTTTCATTTTTGCTGTCCAGACCAAGGTAGGTCTTGCCGATGGTCTCGACGCGACTGCTCCCCTGCATCGTCACGATTTTCCCCGACAGGTGCCATTCCTCCTTCCCGACATCGTAGTAGCCGACCACCTTGTCACCGGAACGGAATTCAATTCTGCCCTTCGTGCACCGCACCTCCGTGTTGACCGTCTCGCCTTCGTGCTTGTGTTCCTCCTTCGCCTTCGCCTGCGCCGCCGCCCATTGTTCGGCGCTCTCGCCGCGCAACAGGCTCGCCTTCGGCTGTGTCTTGTGCCGTTCCTGTTTTTTCTTTTCCACGTGGCGCAGCGACACCATGCGCTCCACCTTTTTTGTTTTGCCGTCCGATCCCTTTTCGTCGCTGTCGAGCGACAGGATGAACATGCCGGTGCGGCGCAGTAGGGTCATCTGCCCGATGTCATCGTATTGGGCATTCTCTCCCGGCTTCAATCCCATCGGGCGATGCCGCCGGTCGTCAATGGCGATGCACACAGGATGATTGCGCTGCCCGCCAAGGTACAAACAAATCCCTTCCGCTGACGGTCCCTTGTTTTTCTCGCCGTCGCCGCCGCTGCCGCCGCCGCTTTCGCCGCCCTGCTTTTTGTCGTCCTCGTCGCGCGGCAGCGGCGTTGACGTGAAGCCGAACGCCTGCACGCGTTCCACCGGCACCTTGTTGCGACCGTCCGAATTCATGCTGTCCAAAAACAATTCCTGCATCATCGGAAGGTCCGTGCTCTTGTTGAGCGTGAACCGCGATGCCAGATGCATGATGCGTCCAGACATTTCCGTCAGGCTGTTCCTGTTCATTTCGTTTTGACCTCCGGTGTCGTAGGAGGCGGTCGGCGTTCGCGCACCCGTCGCGCGTATTCCTGCGCCTCGTTGCGGTAATTATATTGCCCGTTCATGTGGATCGGCTTCACCATCTGCATCGTGGTGGTGGTGCCGCCGCCGTTTGTTTGTTCGTACACGCAGCCTGCGCATCCGAGCACGGTATCGTTGAGGATAAGCGACGGCGAAAAAATCGTGTAGTATTCTCCCGCGCGCCAGATTTCCTCCGACGTGTTGTTATTCTTGAACCAGCCTTGCACGGTGATGGACGCCTCGATGTTGCTCCCTTCGGAAAAAACTTCCTCCATCTTGACGCGCCGCTCCAGCCCGTACAGGTCGTCAGCCAGATCGGCGACGACGATGGAATACCGATTGCGCGTTGACGTGCCCCACCGCTGCGCAATTTGTTTGTTCTGTTCGTCGCCGTGCTTGGCGTCGCTGCCTGCGCCCTGACCGACCGCGAGGTAGCGTTTGTAAACCATGTTGTCCCGCACGACCGCGTTGGCGCGCAGGATGTTGTATCCTTCGGCAAGGTCGCCGGTCGGCTGCACCTCGTGTTCGCCGATGGCGAGCAGACCGCCGTTCGCGTTGGAGCCGACCACGATGTTGCGCATCCGCGCATACCGCTCCAACACTTGCATGATCACTTCACCGGGCTGCACTTGCACGCGGTCATAGGGCTTCGGGTCCACCGCGCCCATCGTGTGAAGTTTGATGCCAAGGTGCTGCATTAACTCCGACGCAAGCGCCTGCCAGTTTTTTCCATCGTGCCCGTTTAGCTTCTCCAGCGGCACGGATGAATTGGTCAGGTCGAAGGTGTCGCCAGTGCCTATCAACTTCACGCCGTGTTGCGTGCCATCGTAGCCGACGTGCCGCTCCGTGATGAAACCGAACACGACAGGCACGCCGCCGACGTACACGGTCACGATGTCGCCCGGTGTGAATTGCAGTCCGGTGATCCGCAGCGGGATCGGCATTTCCTCCGTGCACTCAAATTGGAAAATCGGAAACGCCTGCGTCACCCGCTGCTCGACGCGCACCGTCGTCCAGTTGGTGAACAAGGTGCCGTTGACCTCCAGCGTACAAATTTCCTTGCTGCCGGTGAGGACGCGCGTCAACGGCGTGTGCGTGACATTCTGTCCTTGCGCTGGCTTGCGCAACAGGTCGAGCGGTTTGGTTGGTGCCTTCGGTGCGGTCGCCATGTCACACCGCCAGCATCACGCCCGTGCGCGGCATGAACGCCGGATGCACGACGCGGTTTTCGTTGATCAACTCTTGATGCCGTTTCGGGTCGCCGTAGGATCGTTGCGCCATTCTCAACGAAGGAAGCACCGCTTGCATCGTGTAGCTGATAACGCGCGGAAGCTGCCGACCGCGATCACCAAGGTGGCGCGTGACATCGCCGTGCAGCCGCGTCAACGCCATGTAGGTCTCGGCGTCGAGACTGTCGGCGGCAGCTTCCGCCGTCGCGGAGAATGCGAGGTTGATCGCGGTCGCGATGTCGTCCACCTCGTTGCGGGACCGGAACGTTTGATCCGCGAGGATGCGCGCTTCGCTCGCAAGCGCCAGCCGCACGATCATGTTGACCGTGATCACCGCCGGTTGACCAAGAGGCGTCTCGGCGAGCGCCGCCTTGCGCACGCGATCCATCGTGACAATCGTGGCGGAGCACATCCGCGCAAGGTCCAAACAAACAACCATCGCGAAACCGAACGAGGCGCGATGCACCATGTTTTTGTCAGCGACCATCATGCCGACACATCGACGCAACGCCGTGCCCACTTCGCCGGT